TTATTAGGATCATCTGTACAAACATCCCAACAAATTGTAGATGCATATTTCTCCGGTAGTTTGTCTGGCATGACATTAAACATAGATTATTCTGATTTTAATAACTTTATATTTTATAGTTCAGCGACTGAACGATTGCAAAATTTTAGATATAAACTTGATTTACTAGAATATTATACATCACAAAGTTTAGTGGTATCGCAATTATCTGGCAGTGTTGCTACAACAAATGTAATTGATTATACTACAACTAAAACTAATTTAGTTAGTGGATTTGATGCATTTGAACAGTATCTATATTATCAATCTGAGTCGATTCTTACCACATATCCAATACCACACGAATCACCAAATGTAGCAACTGTTACTGGTAGTTATATTACACCAGTGCCAAAATCTACATCAACATATCCATATCAATTAGTTTCTACATCAACACCTCAATTTACAACTTGGTTTGATACGTTGGTTACTACTGCAGCAGAATACGATAGTTTAAATACCAATGCATTGATTGCATCAATTCCAGAACAAATTCGATATAGTGCTGACAGTGTCGAACTTGGAATGTTTGTTAATATGCTAGGACATCATTATGATATATTGTATACGTACATTAATCATATGACTCGCATTAATAAACGAGAAGAAAATCCTAAATTAGGAATGCCAAACGAATTGCTATATTCAGTAGCAAAACAATTTGGTTGGAACTTAACAGATGGTAATCAGTATCAAGATTTATGGGAATATGTACTAGGTACAAATGAAGCAGGAATTCCGTTAACTGGATCTATTTCAGTTGGCGATCCAAGTGTACCGGGTAGAGAGATGACCTATACAGTGTGGCGTCGTATTGTGAACAACTTGCCATTATTGTTAAAATCTAAAGGAACTAAACGAAGTGTTCAAGCTTTGTTATCTTGTTATGGTATTCCGCAATCAATGATATCAATCAATGAATATGGCGGACCTAGGTTAGACAGAACACCGGTATATGAAAAATTAAATTTTGATTATGCATTAGATTTAATTGCGAATCCTGCAGGCACCGTTACTATAAATTATTCCCAATCTATAGCCGCTGTTGAGGTTCGTTTCAGAACAGATAATGCTATTACGACTCCAACTATACCAAGTACCATGAATTTACTTACGGTTGGATCTAACGTAGTAACAATTGAATATACGAGTGGTACATTAGGTGTTATGAAAATTAATGGTACTGCTTCTAATACTATTGAATTATTTGATGGTGGATGGCTTACTGCTATATTACAAACTTCTGGGTCTAGTTTAAAATTAACAACTAAGAAATCTAAATACGGTAAAATTGTCGCTGCAGTTTCATGTTCGGCTGTAGCTACACTAAATTCATCTGGATCTGTAATACTTGGAGGTACAAGTGGAGGCAGTCGATTATATGGTGAATTACAAGAATTTAGATTGTGGAATACCACATTAACTGATTTATACTTTGATAATCATGTTAAGGCACCTGCTGCATATAATAGTCCTAATCCATATAACGAACTAGTATTTAGATTGCCACTTACTCAGAAAATTAATCATTCTACGACAGGATCATTAATTGGAGTACAGCCACAATCTTCTTCTATATCAGCATCATTTGCAAGTTGGACTACAGCAACACCATATGATTCTATTGAAGAAACGTATTACTATGATTCGCCATCAATTGGGTCTGGTACATATGATGATAATAAAATTCGTTTAGAATCAAATGAATTGATTGGAATATTAGATTCTAAAACTAGAGCCGAACAAAGTCAATTTGATAAAGCTCCATTAGATAGTAAAAAGCTTGGAGTTTATTTTTCTCCTCAAACAATGATTGATGAAGATATTATTGCACAATTTGGATACACTGAATTAGATCAGTATATAGGAGATCCTGGGGAGACTGATTCAAAAGCATATCCTGAATTAATACAAGCCGCTGCAAATTATTGGAAAAAATATAATGATAAAAATGATATCAATGCGTATATCAATATGTTTACATTGTTTGATTTATCATTCTTCCGACAATTAGAACAATTACTTCCAGCCCGAGCTGATAAATTAACCGGTATACTAATACAACCTAATTTATTAGAACGTAGCAAAGATACTATACTACCAAAAATTCAGCGCGAAGATGAATCATATGAAGCATTTTTGGAAAATTCCGGGCCAACTCCGAGTGGAGATTATTTAGAATTAAATGAGGCTGTTGATGGTAAGATATTAACGTTAAGTGGTATTGATGATGATCAATGGCAAATGTATTTAACAGCATCGACAGCCGATAAATATGATGGTACTCCATATTCCTATGATTATTTAATATATTCAGGTAGTGGTTATATCACAGCATCTACTCCATATTGGATAAGTGAAGCAACTTGCCCGGCAATTACATCGAGTGTAGTTTCCGAATTTAAATTTGTATCAGGCAGCACATATTATGCAACTGCGAGTTTTGGATCAGTATACGGTTCTAGTTCATATGGTACTGGTTCATATGCTATTAATTTATTAGTGTATACAGGAACATTTGCTGAGGTACAAGATTACTTGCCTACCGGAATAAACAATCAACGGTATTCTGGAGCAAAAATGACTTCTGCTGCATTTAATATTAATTCTGCAGACACTGTAGATGGAGGTCCGGTTGTTGAATGGCGCACTGCTAATCCAAATCAATTGATTTATCAGACAGTTGGTCAACAAGGTAGTTTTGTATTGTAAACTACCACCAAAATTAATAGTATGTATATTTATATAAAATAAGGTTAAAAACGATATGGGATATTTAGATAATACAAGCGTAACAATTGACGCTATATTAACATTAAAAGGACGAGAACTGCTAGCAAAAGGCGGAACTGCTTTTAATATTACGCAATTTGCGGTTGGGGATGATGAAGTAGATTATTCATTATGGAATCCAGATCATCCATTAGGAACTTCATATTATGGTACTATCATAGAAAATATGCCAATTACCGAAGCAATTCCTGATGAAACACAGGCATTGAAATACAAATTAATTACATTGCCAAAACAAACAACAAATATACCAGTTGTAACTGTTGGTAATAGTGCAATTGTATTATTAGCTCCTGGCGACAGTTCTATTATATTACCAAATACTAGCAATTTCCAAGGCGGAAATAGTAATTTTGGATACACTGCAATATTGTCTGATTCGACTGTAGCTGATATACAAGTAACAAGAGCGTTACAAAATTCAGTTCTCCCAACTACTCCGAGATTTATTGGTGATAGTGAAGATGCACAAAGTATCGCAGTTGCTGGATTTGAATTCCGAATAATTGCTAAAACGCAAATGATTGAAGACAAAACTGCTACGATTACTGTGATTGGTAATGAAACTGGTGGTAGTGTAACAATTAATTTAACAGTTAAAAAAGCAACTACTGCTACTATATAATAGGTAAAAATATGAATAATACATTGTTAATCGAACGATTAAAGAATCAAGTTAGACACAGCCAAAGTCCATCGAGAGGTCAAACATCTCCAATAAATACACCAGCGACTACTTTAGCAACGCCAAATCAAGCAATTGCAACGGTTAATGAAAATGTGCAATTATTGGCCCAACAACTAGCAAATCAAATGATTGCAGAACAACAGCAATCTAAGATTATAAGTCGTAATGGTCGTACCTATACAAAATTTGAAGCTGTTAATGATATAGTATCAAATCAGACTGAAATTGTTACCGGCGGATTATGGAGTGATAATATAGCAAATCTAACTACTTATTTTACATCATCAACGGAAACATTATCACAACGAAGATATTATATTGATGTGTATCAAGATACTCCGACTGCAGACGGCGCAGCTGTTCAATATTCATTAGCATATGGTAATGCGTTAGGGAGTGGATCTGATTCTCAGGGTCAACTTAATGATTCACCGTCTCGTGCAATATATTCCCAATACAGACAACTTTTATTGAATCCGACTGATAGCCGATTTACCACAGCAGGTTCTGGAAGCACTGATTCAATATACATAGTTAACTTCAAACGTAATAGAGTAAAAGAAAAATTAGATGCTGGCAATTTTGAATTACCACTTCGTGCAATTTCTGGTTCGAGACCAACTAATGCAACCGGTAGTGTAGCAGTTAGTGGATCTACGTTATTTACATTGATTGATGACTCATCAATAGCTTCACCAACCATTGTTGGATCTGGTAAAGTTTATAACATTGTATCTGGATCTATAAATGGAGGAGTATATAATCCATCTGCTCCGATTTATTATGGTTTAGTTTATCCTGATTATGGTACATTGGTATTAGATGGCAAGATGTTAGACCAACAATTAAACTTTCAAACAAATACAGGATCTAGCTCAGAAGGAAATAATCATTTTGCATTATATCATTCAATATCAGGATCTGGTTTAATTACAAACCCATTGACTGGTGATCCATTTGGATTTATTGCTAGAAATTCTGAATCAGTAACTAGCACTCATTATTTTGTCAGAATTAAGAACGCTGAATATAATTTTTCAAATAATCCATCTTATGTTACTGGTAGTGTTGGTCAATTAGCACAAACATCATTTATTGGTGATCCAAAAACATATATAACAACTGTTGGTTTATATAATGATCGACAAGAATTGTTAGCAGTTGCTAAATTAAGCAAAGCATTATTGAAATCATTTCAACGAGAAGCATTGATCCGAGTTAAATTAGATTTCTAATAAAATAACACATTGATTTAAGCCCTGTTATATTTATATTAAATGTAGCAGGGTTTTTACTGAATATGGCAACACCACACTCAAATAGCAATGAAATTTCATACCAAGGAATATATCCAACTGTTTTTAAAAAGATAGATATTTCGGATGTATCAGTTAATCCGTTTAAATCTTATAAACAATGGATTTTACCT